GCAACTCCTCAGAGAGCTCGGCCTGACCCCCGCTGCACGTCATCGTATGGGGTTGTGGGATGAGCAAGTCGACGATGCCTTCGCCAACGTTCTTAGCATCGCCCAGGCCAAGGCTGGGAACGGCGAGAAGTAGCCGGCGGACCCGTTCCCATGAGGCGGCTGCGGTCATGGAAGTGGTGGGCCGGCCCCTTCTCGACTGGCAGGCCTACGCCCTCGACGTCGGCCTCGAAGTCACCCCGGACGGTTCGTGGGCTTTTCAGGATGTGGCGGTGGCGGTGGCCCGTCAGAACGGGAAGACGGGCGGTGTCCTCGAGCCTCGCATCCTGGTCGGCCTCCTCTTATGGGGTGAGACGATCCTCCATTCCGCACAGAACCGGGATCTGCCCCGGGAATCGTTCCTGGCTATCGCCGAAGTCTTAGAAGCCCGTTTCGGTGGCCGGTTGGCCTCCCGACCGCGGAGGGCGAACGGGCAGGAGACGATCCGGATGCGTAACGGTGGCTCCTACCGGATCATCGCCCCACGCCCCGACGCCCCCCGCGGGCATCATGCCGACCTGGTCGTCCTCGACGAAGTACGGGAATACCGGGACACCAGCTTCATTTCGGCGATTCTTCCGACCCAGAACACCAGTGCTAACCCGCAAGTGTGGTGGGCATCCAATGCCGGCGACCCCGATTCGGTCGTGTTGAACGGCCTCCGCGCGAGGGGCCTCGAGGGGGATCCGAGCCTGGCCTGGATGGAATGGTCGGCCGACCCGGCCCTACCCGACGATTCCCCTGAAGCCTGGGCCCAGGCCAACCCGTCGCTCGGCACTCTCATCGATGAGGAGCGGATCGCCCATCTCCAGGCCACGTTGACACCGGAAGCCTTCCAGACCGAAGTATTGTGCCGGTGGGTCGACATCAGCGGTACCAGGACAGTCCCAGCAGTCCTTTGGGATGCCGCCAGATCCAGGGACATGGAGGGACCGGCCGCTCCAATCCGGCCGGTCCTCTCCATCGACATCGACCCCGATCGGAACGCTGTGGCCATGGCCGCCGCCTGGACCATGGGAGACGGGCGGATCGGCACCGACCTCGTCTTATACCGGACCGGCAACCTCGACCAGCTCGAAGAGACGGTCCTGGGAGAAGTGTCAGCCCTCGGTCCTAGTCTCATCGGATATGACCCGTGGACGACCCAGGCTCTCGCCGACCACCTCACAGCATCCGGATTCGTCCTCCAAGCCGTAACCGGGAGAGCCTGGGTGTCCGCCTGCCAAACCCTCATCGACCTGTTGACCACCGACCGGCTCCGTCATCCCGGCCGTGAAGCATTGGAAGCCCAACTGGCCCATGCCGCCCGGCGGGATACCAGGGAGGGCCGCTGGTGGATCTCCCGGGGCTCGGAGCCGATCCCGGCGGTGACCGCTACCGCCCGCGCCGTCTACCTCGCCTCCCGACCCCGCCCGGTCTACGCCATCCACTGACCAGCCATCGGGTCAAGGTGGCGAGAAACATGACGACCAGGACCAGGCCGACACCGACCGCCGACCCGATGATGAGCTGCTCGAGGATCTGCATCCTGTCAAGCATCAAACACCTGTTCTAAGCCTCAACTAGAGGTTGAAGGTTGGCTTACCAGAGTGTAATTTCCGTCCCATGGGGTTCCTCGAGTGGCTGCGTGGTGATCAGACACCGACCCTCGAAGTACGACACACCGACACCGACCCGTCCGCCTATCCCATCGAATGGCAGTTGGATGCGGTCGTCTGGCATCAATACCACGGGCAGGTAAGCCCCGAACGGGTTCCGGCTGTCTACGCCGCGATCGATCTCATCTCGGCTTCGGTAGCTCAACTGGCGACAGTGGAGACGACACCACTGTCACGACAGCCGGACCCGTTCGACACCCGATACAACTTCCTGTTCGAAACCGTCCAGTCTCTCTGCTGGCATGGAGACGCCTACTGGCTGCTCACCCCTACTGACCGGGGTATCGATTCGATGCAGGTATTGGACGCCGTCGACGTCGATGTGGAATGGACCGACCTGTTCCGCCGCCGGCTCCGCTCCTACCGCTGGAAGACAGAAGAGATCCCCCGCTCGAGGATCGCTCATCTCCGGTTTCATCCCCGTGCCGGCCAGCTCGAAGGGCTCAGCCCGATCGAAGCGGCCCGGATGACCTGGGAGGGTGCCGCCTACTCCGAGGAGTACGGGTCCTCCCTGTTCGGAGCCTCCGGCGTCCCCTCCGGAGTACTGCGTGCTCCAACCCCCCTCTCCAAAGAGGAGGCCGAAGAGTTGCGGTCCCAATGGAACACGGCACGCTCCGGCGGACGGAACACCGCGGTCCTGTCAGGTGGGATGGAATACCAGCCGGTCGAGCTCAGCCCATCGGACATCGGATGGTTAGAAACCAGAGCCTCCAATGCGCAAGAAGTCGCCCGGATCTTCCACATACCCGGCGACCTCCTCGAAATCGCCATTCAAGGCGGAGCCTCATCGGTCACCTACAAGAACCTTGCTGAAGTCGGCGCCGACTTCGTCCAATACTGTCTCAGCCCCTACATCACCATCATCGAAGAAGCATGGGCTGCCCTGCCCGGCCAGCCCGCCCTCCAATTCGACACATCCCCCCTCTACCGGGAGAGCCTGGAGACCCGGGCTCGGACCCTCGGCCTCCTCGTCGCGGCCGGCGCCGATCCCGATGCGGCTGCTGATGAGACCGGCTTTGACACTCTGCCCATGACCAACCCGGTACAGGAGGTTCAAGGCGTATGACCGACCTGCTGCAAATGGTTCTGCCCCTCGAGGTACGCAACGCCGTCCAGGACACGGAGGGCGATGGTCGCACCCTCGAGGGGCGGATCGTCCCCTACGGAGAGACCATCACTCTCGGCGACAGTCAGGAGGCTTTCGCCCCCGGCGTGTTCAGTGAAGTAGAGCCCGGAGATGTCGTTCTCTTATGGCAGCACGACACGACGGCGCCCATCGGCCGGATGACCATCCTTCGTGAGGAGGAAGACGGTGCTTACGGCACATTCCGGCTGGCCGACACCGAACGAGCCCGGGAAGCCCGCAGCCTCATCAGTGAAGGTGTGATCCGTGGCCTGTCTGTCGGCTTCCAACCCGACCAAACCCAAAACCAGAAGGGTGTCAGAACGCATGTAAAGGCCAGGCTCAGAGAGACGAGCCTGGTCACATTCCCGGCATACCCCACCGCGGGGGTGCTGGCCGTCCGCGAGGAGGAGAGAATGGACGAACCCGAAGTGATGGTCGACGAGGCCATCCCCGAACCCCCGACGGTCGACCTGACGCCCATCGAGACCCGTCTCGACGAACAGTCGGTAGCCCTCCGCGAAGTGAGGAATCAGATCGCCAACATCCAGACCCCAGGTGCTCCGCCCGAACCGACCATCACCCTCGGCGAAGCCTATGCCCAGCTGTTGAAGATGGTCCTCAAGGACCGGCAGGAGCGTGCCCTCGCCGACGTGATCGGCACCGGCACCGGAAATGCGGAAGGCCTCGTCTACAACCAGTTCGTCTCCGAACTGCTCGGCTACATGGACGTTCGCCGCCCGCTCTTCTCAGCAGCCGGAACGGTCGGATTCCCCTCGAGCGGCTACGGGCTGGTCTTCCCGAGAATCACCCAACATGTCCTCGTTTCGAAGAGGACAGGTGAGAAGACGGAAGCCGCGTCGAGAGAGCTGACCGTCGCTCAGGCCACCTACAGCGCGGAATGGTTCGCCGGTGCGGTCGACGTTTCGATCGAACTGATCGAACAGTCCGAACCGTCGGTCCTGGAAGTGGTTGGCCGTGACCTTCTGGGCATGTATGCGGTCGCGACCGAAACAGAGTTCGCCGTCGACGTGGCCGCAGCCGCCACCGCCACCGGCGACACTCTCACCTTCACCACTTGGGGTGATTTCGTCGCTGATGTGGTGTCCGCCTCGGCGGCTATCCAGACGGCCACCGGGGCTCCCGGCGACCGGCTGGCACTTACTTCGGCGTCCTGGCTGAACATGATGGTTCTCCTGAACCCGAGCCAGCCGGCCACATCGTTCAACACGGCGCCGGACTTCACCGCTGAGAGTGTGAACGTGGGTGGAGTCATCGCATTCCACGCCCCGACGATCACCGTCGACACCCAGTTCAACACGACGTCGCTGCGGAAGGCGGAGAAGCCGCCGGTGCAGGTGTCCGCCACCAACGTTGCCCTGATGGGCCGAGACATCGGGATCATCGGAGCGACCATCGCACTGCCTCTCTACCCGGCAGGGATCCTCAAGCACGCCGTCTAAGGAGGGCCATTGACCACAGAACAAGACCCGGACATCACACCTGAGGAAGAGCCCGAGCCCGAAGCCCATCCCGAACCCGAAGAGGATCAGGACGAGAACGGAGACGAAGAGGAGGTTGAAGGCGCACCGGCATGACACTCGAGGAACTGCTTGCCCTCCTGCCCGACAATGAGACGGGTCAGATCGGCGCCGACGATCTACGGACGGTGACCACCGAACTGTGGACCAAGATCGAAGATCTAGGACACTTGGTAGCCCGGTCGGCGCCGTTCAAATGGACCACAGCAGCCACTCCCGGCGACGGGCAGATGAAGACCAACGATGGGACCTGGTCCACATCACCGACCACGCTGCTCGTCTCGAGGGTGGCCGCCTCCCTAGGCAACCCGCCCTGGGACTGGGTACAGCAGGCCCTTCAGGTCGGCTCTGTGATCCGAGTCCGTAACACGTTGACCACACCGTTGGACAACATGACCGGAGAAGTCACCGGCGCCCTCGTCATCCAACCGACCTACATCACCATCCCCGTCTCGATCACATCGGCGGCAGGGACGGTGCCAACCAACAACAAGGCGGTCGCCATCGACATCCTCCAGGAGGTCTCCACATGAGCTTCAGCCATGCGTTCGCCTCCGACCTGGATGTGGTCACCGACCCGCCCCCGTCGAGCGGACAGACGGAACGGTTGAAAACGGCGCTAATCCAGAAGGCGGCCCGGTTCCTCATCTTCCCCGAAGGGCCTCTCGGCTTCTTCGGTGAGATCACGGAACTGGGCCAGCCGTTCATCCGGCCCGACTATCAGATCCGCGAGCTCCTCTTCGGACTCCACTTGACAGTGGCAGTGGTCGACCTGGCATCCCTGGTCACAACCGATGATGTGATCCGGGCCGGATTGCAAGCAGATCCGGCGAACTTCCCCACAGAGCGGCTTCCCGACGTGCAGCGCAGTATCGATGCGGCCGCCGATTGGATCGAACTCGAGCTAACCGGAGCGTTTGGAGTGGCATGAATGACCGACCCGACCACGCTCGAGGAGGCTCTGGCCGCCGAATTCGCCGGAGAAGTCCTGTTCGTGCCGACAGTGCCCGCCCAGATCTCACCACCCCAGGTGATCGTCGTACCCGGAGACCCCTACCTGGCCCCGGCGACCCATGGGGCCGTGGAGGAACAATGGGAGGTGACCGTCGCCGTATCGATCAAAGAGCCCAAAGTTGGACTCGACCAGCTCCGTACGTTGAGTCTCCGCTTGGCCCGGGTCTGCCAGCAGGCGGGTGCGGTCTGGGATCAGGCGGGCGGTCCCCTCTCGTCGACGGTGACCAACGCTCAGACCGTCATCTCCCGGAACACGATCCGGTTCAAGTACACCCCACAACCAGAGGAGTAGTCATATGACATCCGGTCCCACGTTCATTCCCGGCTATCTCGGCACCGTCCTCCTGAACGCTGACGACATCAGTGCTATCGGATCGGTTGTCACTCTCGGCCAGTCCCGTAACCTGATGACCAAGCCCACCTTCGGCTCAGCCTTCGCCCACAGTCTGGGCGGCCAGAAGCTAGCCACTTTCTCAGCGAACGGTCATGTCTCAGCCGAACAGCTCGCCGACCTGCAGACCGCCTTCAATTCGGATGCGCCCATCGCGTTCAGCCTCCAGATCGGTGATGCGGCCGGACCGACCGACGCCGGCATCTACTCGGGGGATTGTGTCCTCTCCAGCTTCGAAATAACCGCCTCAGCTGATGGGGAATGGGACTGGAGCATCGAAGCGCAGACGTCGGGGGATGTCACCTACGCACCGGCGACACCTTGATGTGGCCTCCCAGATCGCGGTCAAAGGGCTCGCCGACTTCCAACGGGACCTCCGGGGGGTAGACCCCCGGCTCGCCAAAACCCTCCAGGTCGCCCACAAGAAGGTCTCCTCCCGGGCCGTGGAAGGGATCAAACCGGCAGTCGGCCGTCTACCTTCACCGGGCTCGTCGAGGACGACGGGAGGGATCACCCCCCGGGCCGGCCAAAAGTACGCCCGGGTCGCCTTCAGTGGAGCGACCCGCTCCAAACCGCTCCACGCTTCCATCCTCGGCGCCAACTGGCATCCCGTCTTCGGCCGGTACATCCAGGCCGACCGGATGAAACGACGGCTCTGGCAGCCCCACTTGGGGGCTACCTGGTCCTACGACCAGTTGTACGGGGCCGGCCCTGTCTTCACCCGGATCGCCGACACTTTCGCATTGGACGAATACGCCGACGCCATCATGGACTCTTTCGCTGAAGCGTTCCCGGAGCGGACCTGATGCCCGACCGTAGACGGACCATCGAAGTCGACTTCCTCGTCGACGATTCGGAAAAGCGGAAACTGACCGGGATCGGTGATGAAGCCACCATCACAGGTGGCAAGTTCGACGGTCTGAAAGGGGCAGTAGGCGGATTCCTCACTGTTGCCGCCGCCCAGCAGATCGGCCAGTTCATCGTCGACGTCACCAAACTGGGCGAACAGGCCACCATCGCTGCCGACTCTGCTTCCAAAGTCCTCGGCCCCGCCCTCGACGGTCTCCGTACCGACCTCGAGGAGGTCAGGGGGACGATGGGCTTCAACCGGAGCGAGCTCGACGAGACCATCGCCAAATTCGGGCTGCTCACCGATTCGATGGGGCTCACCGACGACGCCCAAGCCGAATTCATCGGCTGGCTGATCGAAACCGGCGGGGAGCTCGCCGCCTTCAGAGGCGATCTGAGCCTCTCCGACGAAGCAGTCGACGCGCTCGGCGCCACCCTCCGCGGTGAATACGACAGCCTTGAACAGTTCGGAGTGAAAGTTTCCGACGCGGCCATCGAAGAGCGGAAACTGGAACTGGCCGCCGACCCGGCCAACACCGCCCTCTCCGACCAGCAGCTGGAACTGCTCGCCCTTCAGCAGCTCATCACCGAAAAGGCAGCCCCGGCCATCGGGTCGTTAGCGGAGGCGCAGGACGGGCTAGCCGGGAAGACCAACGAGCTCAACGCCCGTTTCGAAGACATGAAGATCGCACTGGGCGAGAGGCTCATGCCGGTGGTCCTCACCCTCGGCGACGAGCTGCTCAAAACCTTCGACTCTTGGGATCGGCTGGTCAACGCCGAAACCTTCGGTAACACCGCTCTCGGCTCGTTCATCGACAACATTGCCGACGATGTCCAGACCCTCATCGACAGCTTCAAGACCCTCTTCGACATTGTTGGAGATGCGGCCGACGAGGTCAGAGACTTCTTCAATATGCAACCCGGGAATGCGCCGGCGCGGATCAGCTCGGGCATCGGCAGTCACGCTAGGGACATGACACGTTCCGGGCCCGGCCGTCAGCATGGCGGTCCCGTCCATAGCGGCAACCCGTATCTGGTCGGTGAACGCGGCCCCGAGATCTTCGTCCCATCAGCCAACGGACATATCAACCCTGGCGGAGGGATGACCGCCAACATCACGATCAACGCCGGGATGGGCGCCGACCCGAACGCAATCAGTAGGGCTGTCGTCGAAGCTCTCCAACGCTACGAACGGGCTAACGGATCGATACCGGTACGGGGAATGGGCCGGTAATGGCAGTCCAAGCCATCTGGAACAATGAGCGGCTTGGTGATCCCGCCTATCTCGGTCTCACCCTGGGCGGGACCATCGAATACACGGCGAGTGGTTCCTTCGTCAAGGCGGACTATCCGGGATTGCGGGCTATCCGCCAGGACAACGACGAGCCGATCCTGGCAGTGGACCTGCCCGCCTCCCATCCGATCACTCCGGCCACCACGACCGGAACCCCGGGCACCCCTCCAGGCGGGACGCTCGGCTATGCCCAGGTGACCGCCAACCAAACCGGGATATCGAGCGCGACCGACCTGACTGGGCTTGCTGTCACCGTGACTGTCGCAACGAGTCGACGGATCAAGATCACCGGACATCATCAGATCGTCGCCACCGTTGCCGGTCTTGCCTTCGGAGAAGTACGCGAATCTACAACCACACTGGGCCGTTATGACGGAGCGAACATCGCCGTTAACAGCAGGGACACTTACGACGGTTCGATCATCGTCTCACCAAGCACCGGATCACACACCTACAAGTTGACGTTGGTGCCCGCATCCGGCACCTTCAGCCTGGAAGCAGCCGCCACGATCCCTGCGTTCATCCTCGTCGAAGACATCACTCTGGCCACCGCCGCCGGTGGCGGCAGCACCGGTTCGGTCCTGGAACTCTGGTACTGATGACCGTCCTCGTCCCTCCTCCCGGTCAGATCCTCCACTGGTTGGGCGGGCCAGTCGACGTCCGAGTGGAGATCGACACCGGACTGGAAGGATCCGCTCTCGCCGACTGGGATGGCGCCCAATGGGATGAAGAACTCTGGGGCCTCGACGATCCGGGCTGGGCCGATCTGACCCCCTATGTGTTCGCAGTGAACATCAACGGCGGCTCCCGTCGCTGGGGGGAACGTTTCGACGCCCGTTCGGCGGTCGTCACCGTCGACGACACAACCGGGATCTTCACTCCCGAATCGGGAGTCGACCCCTGGCCACTGCCCTTCCGACCCGGGCGGACCCTCCGAATAGTCGCCATCCCCGACGAGAGCACCGGTGTGAAATGGCCCATCTTCACCGGAGAAATCGACTCGACTCAGGATCTCTACGACGACGCCGGCCATGCCATCACCACCGACATCTTCTGTAACGACTTCCTGGCTCGGATGGCCCGGGTCAACCCGCTGATGATGGCCACCGCCACCGGAGTGCAGACCACTGACGAGCGGGTAGATGCAGCCCTGGACCGGATGTCGGATCCGCCCGAACGGGACGTCCAAACCGGCCTTCACACCATGCAAACCTCATTCCTCGCCCAGACCGTCCTCGAGGAGTGCCAGCGGGCGGCTGATGCTGAGGGTGGTGCCTTCTACATGTCAGGAGATGGGACCGCCACCTTCCGGGCTCGGGACTGGCTCATAACCGACGCCCGATCGGTCAACATTCAAGGCTATCTCGGCTATACGGAACTGCCCGTACCTGCCAGTGCCTCCGTATGGGATACCGCCGTCTGGGACACCGATATTTGGGAGGGTTTCGAACGGAACGCCGCCCACATCCTCAGTGTCACGGCCTCATGGGAGACAGCCCGGATCGTCAACGATGTCAGCTTCGCCCGGGTCGGCTCCGTCGTCCAAGAGTCAGAAGACCTGACATCCCAGGATCAACATGGGATCCGCTCCTACCAGCGGACCGACCTCGAAAACAATGCGGACACTGAAGTCGCCTTCCTCGCCGACCGGCATGTCACAGCCTTCAAAGACTCCCGGATGCGTGTCGAAGAAGTAACTGTCACCACCGTCGAAGACGCCGAAGGGGAGGACCGGCATCGTCTCTTCTACGACACCCAATTCGGAGATCGGCTCTCCATCCTCATCCAATCCGCCTGGGGCTGGTCGGTCGAAAAGGAGGTCCATGTGATGGGGATCAGCCATCAGATCACCGGCGACGACTGGACGGCCACCTTCCAGCTCGACGACGCCCAAACCTATGAAGGGAGCATCTAATGCCCGAAATCGCCAATGTGGTCAGCGGCAACACCATCACCAGTACCTGGGGGAATCAGATTCGCGACCGGACCATCCAACGGTACGCCTCGGCTACCGCCCGAGCTACTGCCCATCCGTCCCCTGCTGCCGGGGATCTCTCCTATCTGACCGACGTCGACGACATTGCTCTCTACGACGGGGCTAATTGGATTCCACTACGTCTCGACGTCGAAATGGGCGGGAACGTATCGAGCACCCTGATAAATCTGAACACGGCCCCCTACGTGGAGATCGTGGCTGTCACCTTCACCAAGCCGGCCCACTGGAACACGTTCAAGATCATGGCCTGGGGCGGGGCCACTATCCGTGCCAACCCCACCGACTCATGGAATGTGGAAACCCGGGTTGTCATTGGTGCCAGTCTGGGGACCGGAGTCACAACCAACCCGCAAAGCACTAGTGGGGCTAGTGAGACCTGGCATGCTGCCGCCCGCCACGAAGTAGCCGGCTTGGCCGCAACCGTCGCCATTGCCCTTCAAGGAAAGACAAGCGACGCCCCAACCGAAACATCACAAGTGGGTGGAGCCGTAATCAATTATCTCGCCGTCCGAACCACCTAGAGGGAGGCATCCAAATGGCAGAGAAGAAGAAGACGACCAAACCCCGACAAAAAGCGACATTGAACCTCGAGGAGACCGCCGAATATCTGGGGATCACCGTTGAAGAGCTGATGCAATCCCGCGGGAGGGGATTGAGCCCCGGGAAGGACGGCTACAAGAAGGACGGCACCCTCGTCTGGGACCGCAAGAGCCTCCCGGCGAAGGATGAGGCCGTCGAAGAACAGTGACAGTTTTCGCGATCTTGAGCGGTACTCTTACACCGTATGGAACGGTGTCGCTGGTGCCGGTCCGACGATCTCGACCAGGTCGAATACATCGAGGTCGACCTGTTCGGCACTCAAATCCGGGTGATCATCACCTACTGCAATACCTGCGGGAACGCAGAGACTGTCTCCTCGAAGGCGGTCCCAGCTTCAGCCTGAGGGCATGACTCCTCTCGAGACGATGATCGCAGTAGGGCTCGGCGGTTTCGGCTTGGGTGTGGGCATCGTCCTCGCCGCTTTCATCGCCCGGACTCTCCGCCGTTACATGAGCGACGAGGAGATGAAACCCTACGACCGGAAACGGAACGGGAATGGCGTCAAGTAGCCAGGTCCGCGCCTGGTGGGCCGACTACGAATGCAACCCGAACCTGTACACCAAGGTGTCGTTCCCCGGTGAAGGACGATCCTGGAATCTGTCAGTGGCCCGGGAGTCGGCACCGATCTGGTCGGCCGTCTCTCAGATCATGACCTCCGAGCCCTACCTGTTCAGAGAGTCAGCCGGCGGCACCTACAACTGCCGACCCCCCTCACTCCACGCCTATGCCCTGGCCCTCGACTTGAACCCGTCGCAGAATCCGATGCGGAACCCGCCCACCTATGACTATCCGGACACATTCATCATCCGGATGGAGGGGATCCGGGCCAACGGCCATCAGGCTCTCACCTGGGGAGGCCGCTGGCCGGCATCCAACCCGCCGGACACCATGCACTGGCAGGTCAACGTCCCACCCTGGGACTGTGACTACATCGAATGGGATACAGGAGGAGGACAGATGGGGAACTGGACCAGACCCGGCGACCCGGTCGACGACCTGGCCGACGCCCGCCGGGTCAACGAATATCAGGGATGGGACTTCTGGCGGCAGTCAGACTTCGACTACGACGAGAACGATCCGAAACAGCTCGACGAACGGTTCAAAGTCATCAGCTCACGTCTCATCGACTGGATGATGCGGCACTGATCATTCGCAGCCGAGCGACAGTCCATGGTCGATGGCAGCCTGCCCGTAGGCGAGCTGCCGCCAGTAGAGATCCTGGGAGTCTGAACCGTCTGTCGAATCGATCCAAAAGTTGGCTTCGGCGACGATGGTGGGACAGTCGGTCATCGCTTCGATGAGAGCGACAGGCTCGGGCAGTTCTTCTTCGAGATTCCACGAGTAGTCGCCTTCGTCGTCCCGGTCGAGAAGCTCATCGTTGAGCCAGGTTTCGGTCGGATAGCCATCGGGCAGATCACCGCGGAGGGTGACCTGATCGTCTTCGACCATGATCGACCATTCCAACTGGTCGACGGTCGGGGCTGTAGATGTGTCAGTGGTTGCGGTTGATCCGCCGCATGCTCCAATGGCGACAGCGCAGGCCAGTAGAACATATCGGATAGTGGTTTTGCTCAAGAGAGGCTTATCGGCCCAGAATCTAGGCACCTTGACTGCTTGCTTGTATTATCGGGAGGAGGTGCGGGCCCTGGCGTAACTCTTACCGGGAGGCAGACCCGGTTCGCCGGGGATGTCTTCCGTTCGCCGGACCCGCACCACTCGTTGCGACACCCTTAGACCGGAAAGCACTCATCGTTAGGTGGGGGCGCCCCCCGCGGTCCGGTCCAGTTGCACCTAGACCGAACGTTGGAGGTCGCCCCCCTGTCGTCCTACCGGTGCAACTGGCCCGCAGTGCAATGCGGTCGATAGTCATGTCGGAAATTCTGGCAGATGTGGTCTCATTCGTTGACCGCCGGCCAGACCTGGGCGTAAGACAGGTTCTGTGAGGCGAGGATCATCCGGTCTCGGGTGACCCGGGTGTATCCGGCGGTCGTTTCAGGTGAGGCATGTCGGGCGAGTTCTTGGGCGACCCGGAGGTCTCCCGACTTGTCGTTCACGTCGGAGATGAACGTGTGTCGCAGCTTGTGGGGGGTCAGGTCGGGTATGCCGGCTGCGGTTCCGATCTGGGCGACCCACAGGGCGACAGTGGCCGGGTTTACATGGGCGGTCCGGTTCCCGGGGAACAGGTACCGGTATGCGGTTTGCCGGCCCTGGATTTCTTCCCGGACGATGTGATGGACCGGGATCTCTTCGACGATGTTGCCTTTCCCGTATACCTCATACCAGTCGAGCTGGGGGGTGAAGCGGGTCCAGTCGACGGCGGCGATCTCGAGGCGGCGTAGTCCCATGAGCAGTCCGAAGAGGACGGCGGTGCCTTCGGGGTAGACGCCCCTTGAGGTTTGGACGAGGGCGGCGGCCTGTTCGTCTTCGACGCCGTTCCATTTCATCCGTCGCCGTTTCGGAGCTCGGATGGCGCCGGTCGGGTCGTCTTCGACGCCTCGCCACCGGTACCAGTGGCCGAGGGCGACTGCATGTTGACGGCGTGAGGCGGACGTGTCGGGCAGCGTTTCGCTGTAGGCGCGCATGGCGAGCGGGTCCGTCTCCAGCGTTCTACAGCATGTCCGTAGATCCTGATTGTCCGGTCGGAAAGTCCTCGCCCGACCAGATAGTTAACGAACCCAATCGTTGTGTCTTCAGATCCCAGCATTCCCATGGTGCCCCTCTTACTAGGCACTGGAATGATGTCCGGGTCCGACCCTACCCCGCCTGTGGGAAAGTTATGCACGAGTCGCGAAAACTTTCCCCGCATTCTGCTTGCACAACCCCCCTGCCGGGTGGGTAGGGTGAATGGTTAACAGTTTGCGTGACGGTGTTTTGAGCTACCGCGGATTAATTCCAGTGGACGTTACAGCGCCCACAGTAGCTCAAGCCTGCCAAGTATCTAGGCATCCCGTCACCTGAGTTTTTGGAGGTACGCATGGACGTATCCGCAACGCCGGGTGTCCTCGAGATCCCCTATGCCCTCGCGTTCAAGGCGGAACAGCACTCGGATCTGGCCGTCTACCTGGCCATCGCCCATTTCATCAGAGGGGGGATCAACCGGCCCTCCCACGGGTCGATAGCCGAGCTTGCCCAGATCAGCCGGGAAACGGTCAGCGCCTCGCTCAAGCGTCTCGTCGCCGGCGGGTACATCACCGTCGACAAGGAAGCCGCCCCCCACGCCTACTCGCTCGCAGCATGAGCATCGAGATCCCATCACTTCCCCGCACCATCGGGGGAAGGAGAACCTGAAGGCCGAGTAGTGATCATGACACGTCCGAACATTGCGGATGCGTGGGCCTCTGAAAGGTCGGAAGCGTTGAAACTCACGTCCACCCCTACCGCGCAGCATCCCCGATCATCGAAGGGCTTAGGCGATGCTGTGAGCACCACGGTGCTCCATTGGGCAAAACGCGCCCCGAGACACCCGAGCACAGTCTGGCGACACTCACCGGGGCGCGGACTGCCCACCACATCACTACACCGGGAAGCCCCAGCTTTGGGGGGCGAACCCGGCGCTCTTAGACAGTGAGGAGAGACATGAACTTCGACGAGCTCCCCGAATCCTGGACACGCAACCCCTACTCCCATGACTATCCCGAACATCCAGTCTTCGACGATCCCGGCACTGTCCGGGTCATCGACATACCCGAAGTCGTCCGCTTCTCAGACAACGAGCCATCTCATCCTCCGGCAGATGATGGAGCACGTCTGAGAGGCAAGCCGTGGGAAGAGGAAGCCCGGGAGGACTTCGCTCACGCTCTTGCCGCGGCCTGGGAGATGAGGGAGGCGGCCGAAGCGTTCGTCGGTTGGATTACTCGAGCCGCCCCCCTCGTCGCCCCCGACTACGACCAGCTCATCGACGAAGCCGACGCCCGCATCGTCCGCATCCAACGAATGGCCGACCACGCGTGATCGCCCTCGCCATCAAAGTCCACGGGCTCGACCCACGAAGCCGACTGCACATCGACCTCAACGTCAACGGCTCTGCGGAGATCCAGGTGCACACCCCGACAGCAGCCGTCCACTTCGACGTCGACGTCGAAAAGCTAAGAGACCTGCTGCTCATGCTCGACGGGATGCTCGAGGACTACGACCGGATCACCCTCGGCGAACCCAACGACATCGAAGTAGAAGACACGATGCCGCTATGACCTCTGCTCTCGGTCCTCGTGGTGGTACCCGGAAGTGGCGGAAGCTGAGAGAGTTGATACTGAAACGTGACCGGTTCACCTGCGGCTACTGCGGTGCGCCGGCCACCACGGTGGACCACATCGTCTCGAGGGCTGAATGCAAACAGCGTGGCATCTATGCGGACCACCCGGTCAATCTGATCGCGGCCTGTTCGGATTGCAACACTTCGAAGGGGGCCCGATTTGGAGATGCCCCAAAAAAGAGGGCCGGATTGGAGGCCCCTTTTTTCAATGGCGGCACCGCTGGACACCCCCACGCCGTGTCCTCTCTCTCCCCTGAGGCCTCCAACCCCCAGAACGGGCACTATCTGGTAATACCTGGGAGTGGCGGGTTGGATCGGGACCGGGCCGGCCTTGAGCTCAGTGATCCGGGCCCATTAGGTCGCGGTGTGACCCGGTAAGGGTGTCCTTGTGCGTATGAACACCTCATCCGCAAGCCCACCGGGTCATGCCACCTCGAAAACGTGGCTTAGAACGGCTCTGACACCTGGGAAAACGTGAAACCTCGCCGGCCGGCCCCTTCGACATTGGAACGAGCAGTGATCGCTTCGGTCCGGGACGCCGAATGGCTGAAGAAGACCGACGACGCCTCCTACTGGCTGCTCCGCGACGTGTCTCTGGCCCTGGATGGGGTGAGAAGACAGGCCACGTTGGATGGGGTGCTTAGCATTTCACCCAGGGATCTGGCCGAGCTCGCCGGTAGAGCTCTGCAACTCCTCAGAGAGCTCGGCCTGACCCCCGCTGCACGTCATCGTATGGGGTTGTGGGATGAGCAAGTCGACGATGCCTTCGCCAACGTTCTTAGCATCGCCCAGGCCAAGGCTGGGAACGGCGAGGAGTAGCCGGCGTACCCGTTCCCATGAGGCGGCGGCGGTCATGGAAGTGGTGGGCCGGCCTCTCCTCGACTGGCAGTCCTACGCCCTCGACGTCGGCCTCGAAGTGGATGCGGACGGGTCGTGGGCTTTTCAGGATGTGGCGGTGGCAGTGGCCCGTCAGAACGGGAAGACGGGCGGTGTCCTCGAGCCTCGCATCCTGGTCGGCCTCCTCCTATGGGGTGAGACGATCCTTCATTCCGCCCAGAACCGGGATCTCCCCCGGGAATCGTTCCTGGCCATCGCCGAAGTCCTAGAAGCCCGTTTCGGCGGCCGGTTGGCTTCCAGACCGAGAAGGGCGAACGGGCAGGAGACGATCCGGATGCGTAACGGCGGCTCCTACCGGATCATCGCCCCCCGGCCTGACGCCCCCCGCGGACATCACGCTGATCTGGTCGTACTCGACGAAGTACGGGAATACCGGGACACCAGCTTCATTTCGGCGATCCTCCCGACCCAGAACACCAGTGCTAACCCGCAGGTGTGGTGGGCCTCCAACGCGGGCGACCCCGACTCGGTCGTGTTGAACGGGCTCCGCGCCCGGGGCCTCGAGGGGGATCCGAGCCTGGCCTGGATGGAATGGTCCGCCGACCCGGCCCTACCCGACGATTCCCCTGAAGCCTGGGCTCAAGCCAATCCGTCGCTCGGCACCCTCATCGACGAGGAGCGGATCGCCCACCTTCAGGCCACGTTGACACCAGAAGCCTTCCAGACCGAAGTATTGTGCCGGTGGGTCGACATCAGCGGTACCAGGGCAGTCCCAGCAGTCCTTTGGGATGCCGCCAGATCCAGGGACATGGAAGGACCGGCCGCTCCAATCCGGCCGGTCCTCTCCATCGACATCGACCCCGACCGCAATGCTGTAGCCATGGCCGCCGCCTGGACCATGAGCGACGGGCGGATCGGCACCGACCTTGTCTTATACCGGACCGGCAACCTCGACCAGCTCGAAGAGACGGTCCGGGGAGAAGTGTCAGCCCTCGGTCCTAGTCTCATCGGATATGACCCGTGGACGACCCAGGCTCTAGCCGACCACCTCACAGCATCCGGATTCGTCCTCCAAGCCGTAACCGGGAGAGCCTGGGTGTCCGCCTGCCAAACCCTCATCGACCTTTTGACCACCGACCGGCTCCGCCATCCCGGCCGTGAAGCCCTCGAAGCCCAACTCGCTCATGCCGCCCGGCGGGACACCCGAGAGGGTCGCTGGTGGATCTCCAGAGGCTCCGAGCCCATCTGCGCGGTGACCGCCACCGCCCGGGCCGTCTACCTCGCATCACGGCCCCGCCCGATCTACGCCATCCACTAACATGGCCTCGAGACGGTCTCTGACTTCGGTTAGAGACCGTCTCACTTTGTCAAGCATCAAACGTATGTTCTAACCCTCAACTAGAGGTTGAAGGTTGGCTTACAACGGTGTAGTTTCCGCCCTATGGGGCTCCTCGAGTGGCTGCGCGGTGATCAGATCCCGCCCCTCGAAGTACGACATACCGACACCGACCCGTCCGCCTACCCCATCGAATGGCAATTGGATGCGGTCGTCTGGCATCAATACCACGGCCAGGTAAGCCCCGAACGGGTTCCGGCTGTCTACGCCGCCATCGATCTCATCTCCGCCTCGGTAGCTCAACTGGCGACAACCGAGACCACACCCCTGTCACGACAGCCGGACCCGTTCGACACCCGATACAACTTCCTGTTCGAAACCGTCCAGTCTCTCTGCTGGCATGGAGACGCCTTCTGGCTGCTCACTCCCACCGACCGGGGCATCGACTCCATGCAGGTCCTCGACGCCGCCGACGTGGATGTGGAATGGTCCGATGAGTTCCGCCGGCGGCTCCGCTCCTACCGGTGGAAAACAGAAGACATTCCCCGCTCGAGGATCGCCCATCTGCGCTTTCATCCCCGCGCCGGCCAGCTCGAAGGGCTCTCACCGATAGAGGCGGCCCGGATGACCTGGGAAGGCGCCGCCTACAGCGAAGAGTACGGGTCATCCCTGTTCGGAGCCTCAGGAGTGCCCTCCGGAGTACTACGCGCTCCTACCCCACTCTCCAAGGAGGAGGCTGAGGAGCTGCGGTCCCAATGGAACACGGCGCGGAGTGGCGGTAGGAACACCGCGGTCCTGTCCGGTGGGATGGAATATCAGCCGGTCGAGCTCAGCCCATCGGACATCGGATGGTTAGAAACCAGAGCTTCCAATGCGCAAGAAGTCGCCCGGATCTTCCACATACCCGGCGACCTGTTGGAGATCGCCATCCAGGGTGGCGCATCATCGGTCACCTACAAGAACCTGGCCGAAGTCGGCGCCGACTTCGTCCAATACTGCCTGTCTCCATACATCACGATCATCGAAGAAGCCTGGGCCGCCCTACCCGGCCAGCCGGCCCTCCAATTCGACACCAGCCCCCTCTACCGGGAGAGCCTGGAGACTCGCGCCCGGACTCTCGGTCTCCTCGTCGCCGCCGGCGCCGACCCTAACGCCGCTGCTGATGAGACCGGCTTTGTTGAACTGCCCATGACCGGCATCCCCCAGGAGGTACAAGGCGTATGACCGACCTGCTGCAAATGGTTCTGCCCCTCGAGGTACGCAACGCCGTCCAGGACACGGACGCCGATGGTCGCACCCTCGAGGGGCGGATCGTCCCCTACGGAGAAACCATCACTCTCGGTGACAGTGAGGAGAGTTTCGCCCCCGGAGTGTTCTCAGAAGTCGAACCTGCTGATGTTGTCCTCCTCTGGCAGCATGACATCACTGCTCCTATCGGCCGGATGACCCTCCTCCGAGAGGAGGAGGACGGCGCTTACGGCACGTTCCGGCTCGCAGATACCGAACGGGCCCGGGAAGCGCAAAGCCTCATCGCCGACGGTGTCATCCGTGGCCTGTCCGTCGGCTTCCAACCCGACCAGACCAAACAGTTCAAAGGTGTGAGAACCCATGTCAGGGCCAGGCTCAGAGAGACGAGCCTGGTCACCTTCCCGGCATACCCCACCGCGGGGGTGCTGGCCGTCCGCGAGGAGGAAAGAATGGACGAGACCCCCGAAGTGGTCGAAGAGATCACTCCCGAGCCGGCCAGCCTGGATCTGGCCCCCATCGAGTCCCGGCTCGACGAACAGGCGGTAGCCCTCCGCGAGGTCCGCAACCAGATCGCCAACATCCAGACCCCAGGGACGCCGCCGCTTCCCGAAAGGAGCCTCAACTCCTACTTCGCCGAAGCGCTCCGAATGGTCGCTGACAAGCCGGCGGAGAACCGGGCCCTCGCCGACGTGATCGGCACCGGCACCGGCAACGCCGAAGGCCTCGTCTACGCCTCCTTCGTCTCCGAACTGCTCGGCGCCCTCGACGACCGGAGGCCCATGTTCTCCGCGGCGGGCACGGTCGCCTTCCCTTCCAGTGGTTATGGCCTGGTCTTCCCGCGGAGGACCCAGTCGACCCTGGTGGCGAAGAGGCCCGGGGAGAAGACGGAAGCCGCCTCGAGGGAGCTGACCGTCACCCAGGCCACCTATCCGATGGAATGGTTCGCCGGAGCGGTCGACGTCAGCCTCGAGCTGATCTCCCAATCCGACCCGTCCGTGGTCGAAGTCATCGTCTCAGACCTGCAATCCCAATATGCGATTGCCACCGAAGACGAATTCGTCTCCGACACCGAAGGCGCCGCCACGGTCGGAGGGGCAGTCCTCCCAACGGGAGACTGGGGCGACTTCGTCGGAGCGGTGGTGGGCACAGCAGCCGAGATCCGGACCGCGACGGGCGCTCCCGGCGACCGGCTCGCTCTCACATCGGCGTCCTGGGGTGCGATCCTCCAACTGCTCAACCCGAGCCAACCGTCGATCAGCTTCGGAGCGGGTCCCGACTTCGTCGCCGAGTCAATCAACGTTGGAGGGGTGGCTGTCTTCCACAGCCCCTATTCGACGGTCGACCTCCAGTTCAACACGACCGCCCTACGCAAGGCGGAACAACCGCCGATGACGGTGACCGCCACCAACGTGGCCCTGATGGGCCGGGACATAGGCATTCTCGGCGCCACCATCTTCCTGCCCCTCTACCCGGCAGGGATCGTCAAGTACGCGGCCGCCTAGGAGGACGAATGACCGAAAGAGAACCAGAGCACGAGCCGATCCCTGAGGAGGAGCCCGTCCCCGAGCCTCATCCCGAGCCGGTCGAGCCCGACGAGGATGAGAACGGTGACGAGGACGAGGGGGAGGAGGTAGAGGGCGCTCCCGCATGACCCTCCCAGCACCATCCCTCGGCCAGGAGGAGCGTCTACGTACAGCGCTCATCCAGAAGGCGGCCCGGTTCCTGATCTTCCCGCAGGGGCCTCTCGGCTTCTTCGGTGAGATCACCGAACTGGGCCAGCCGTTCGTCCGTCCCGACTATCAGATCCGAGAGCTCCTGTACGGGCTGCATCTGACCGAATGGACCGTCGAGGACCTGGCCGGGATGGTCACCACCGATGATGTGATCCGGGCCGGCCTCCAAGCCGACCCGGCCACCTTCCCCACAGCCCGGCTGGAAGACGTGCAACGGAGCATCGACGCGGCCGCCGACTGGATCATGACCGAGCTCTACCAGGCGTTCGGAGTGGCATGAATGACCGATCCGGAAACACTGGTCCAGGCTCTGGCCGACGAGTTCGCTGGGGAGATCCTCTTCGTCGGAGCAGTACCGGACACGATCTCACCACCCCAGGTGATCATCATTCCCGGCGACCCGTTCCTCACCCCGTCGACCCATGGGGCGGTCGAAGAGCAATGGGAAGTGACCATTGCCGTATCGGTGAAAGAGTCGAAAGTCGGGATCGACCAACTGCGCGATTTGAGTTTGCGGGCGGCCCGGACAGTGCACCTGGCGGGCGCGGTCTGGGATCAGGCCGGGGGGCCGCTCGCCTCCACCCTCAACAACGCTCAGACCGTTATCTCGAGGAACACCGTCCGTTTCAAGTACATCCCAGCAATAGAGGAGTAGTCATATGACATCCGGTCCCACGTTCATTCCCGGCTATCTCGGCACCGTCCTCCTGAACGCCGATGACATTTCGGCTATCGGATCGGTTGTCACCCTCGGCCAGTCCCGAAACCTGATGACCAAACCCACCTTCGGCTCCGCCTTCGCTCACAGCCTGGGCGGTCAAAAGCTGGCCACCTTCTCGGCGAACGGTCATGTCTCAGCCGAACAGCTCGGAGACCTCCAAAACGCCTTCAATTCGGACGCGCCTATCGCCTTCAGCCTCCAGGTTGGGGATGCGGCCGGAGCGACCGACGCCGGCATCTACTCCGGTGACTGTGTCCTCTCCAGCTTCGAGATCACCGCCTCAGCCGACGGGGAATGGGACTGGTCGATAGAAGCGCAAACCTCCGGTGATGTCGTCTACACCGCGCCCAGCCCTTGATGTGGCATCTCAGATCACAGTCAAAGGGCTCGCCGACTTCCAACGGGACCTCCGGGGGGTAGACCCCCGGCTCGCCAAGACCCTTCAGGTCGCCCACAAGAAGGTCTCGTCGAGGGCAGTGGAAGGTATCCGGCCGGCGGTAGGACGCTTACCCTCGCCGGGAAGCTCGAGGACGACAGGGGGGATCACCCCGCGGGCCGGCCAGAAATACGCTCGGGTCGCCTTCTCCGGAGCGACCCGTTCCCAACCGCTCCACGCTTCGATTCTCGGCGCCAACTGGCATCCCGTCTTCGGCCGGTTCATCCAGGCCGACAAGATGAAACGACGACTCTGGCAACCCCATCTCGGCGCCACCTGGTCCTACGACCAGCTGTACGGGGCCGGACCTGTCTTCACCCGGATCGCCGACACCTTCGCATTGGACGAATACGCCGACGCCATCATGGACGCTTTTGCTGAAGCTTTCCCGGAGCAGACCTGATGCCCGACCGTAAACGCACCATCGAAGTCGACTTCCTCGTCGACGATAAAGAGAAGAGGAAGCTGAAGGACATCGGTGATGAAGCCGACACGACATCAGGGAAGATCAGCGGTCTCGGAGGGGTCCTCGGCACCGTTTTCACCGTGGCCGCCGCCCAGCAGATCGGCCAGTTCGCCTTCGAAGCCGCCCAGATCGGCGCCAAAGCAGAAACCGCCGCCCAATCCGCCGAGAAAGTCCTCGGCCCAGCCCTCGACGACCTGCGGGGCCGACTCGACGACGTCCGGGGGACGATGGGTTTCAACCGACTCGAAATGGACGAGACCATCGCCAAATACGGTCTCCTCACCGATTCGATAGGCCTCACCGACGATGCCCAAGCCGACTTCATCGGATGGCTGATCGAAACCGGCGGTGAGCTTGCCGCCTTCCGAGGAGATCTAAGCCTCTCCGACGAGGCGGTCGACGCTCTCGGTGGTGCCCTCCGCGGGGAGTACGACAGCCTGGAACAGTTCGGCGTGAAAGTCTCCGACGCCGCCATCGAAGAGGAGAAGCTGAGGCTCAAGGCCGAACCGGCCAACGCCGCCCTCAACGACCAGCAGCTCGAACTGCTCGCCCTGCAAACCCTGATCAACGAGAAGGCAGCCCCTGCTCTCGGATCATTGGCTGACGCTCAGGACACTCTCGCCGGGAAAACCAATGATGCGACCTCCCGTTTCGAAGACCTGAAAATCGAATTGGGCCAGCAGATCCTTCCCGTCATCAACGATGTGCTCGGCTTCCTCCTCGAGGCCTTCGAATCCTGGGATCGGCTAGCCAACCCGGACACCTTCCAAAACACACAACTGGCGCAATGGATACGCGATTTCGATAGTGCTCTAGGCCCAATCGATGATTTCATCGGCGACCTGATCGACTCATGGTTGAGTTTCGAACAGACCGTCGAAGATGTCGCCGCGACAGTCGTCGGGAAAAACCAGGAATTCGGTAAAGGTGTCGGCGGCAAACCCAAAATTCCCACCTCTGCGGGTCGTCAACATGGCGGTCCTGTCCACAGTGGCAATCCGTATCTGGTCGGCGAACGCGGCCCGGAAATGTTCGTCCCCTCTTCCAACGGGAGTATCAGTCCCGGTGGTATGACCGCCAATATCACGATCAACGCCGGCATGGGCTCCGATCCGAACGCCATCAGCAAAGCTGTCGTCCAGGCCTTACAGCGGTATGAACGGGCCAATGGGGCGATCCCGGTGAGGACCCGGTAATGCCCGGTTCGATCTGGCTCGACGCCCAAATCGGCGATCCGGTCTACCAGGGCTTGACTCTGGGCGGGGTCATCATCAACGCCGGCGCCTGGAGTTTCCTGAAAGCGGACCATCCCGGCCTGCGGGCTCTCCGTATCAACAATGGAGTGCCCATCCTGGTCGGTGACCTGCCCGACTCCCAGTCCATTCCCGCCTCGGCCACGGTCGACCTCTACTACTGATGACTGTCACCCTGCCTCCACCGTCTCAGATTCTCCACTGGCTGGGCGGTCCCATCGACGTCCGGGTCGAAATCGACACCGGCTTGACTCCGGAGACGACCGCCCTCTGGGACTCCGCCCTCTGGGATGTGGGCGTGTGGGGGACTGAAGACCCGTCATGGGCGGATGCCACCCAATGGGTGATGAGGGTCGACATCAACGCCGGTGCGGCCCGTTGGGGTGAAAGGTTCGAATCAGCATCCTGTTCGATCCTCGTCGACAACACCGAAGGCATCTTCACCCCCGACAGTGATGTCCCCTACTGGAGCCTTCCGTTCCGGCCGGGCCGGCGGATCCGGGTCGTCGCCATTCCCGACGAGACCACCGGAGAGAAGTGGGCGCTGTTCACCGGGCAGATCGACGCTATCAACGACAGTCACGACGCCGGCGGCTACGACCTGAGCACCCAGGTCCTCTGCTCGGATTACATGGCCGTCTTCGCCGCCTACAACCCGCCGATGATGGAAATCCCCACCGGTGTCCAAACCACCACCGAACGGGTAGAAGCAGCATTGGACCGGATGGACTGGCCGGCCACCGACCGGGATCTCCAAGCCGGTGAGCACACCATGCAAACCTCGTTCCTGGCTCAGACCACCCTCGAGGAATGCGGCCGGGCCGCCGACGCCGAAGGCGGCGCCTTCTACGCCGACCGTAACGGATGGGCTGTCTTCAAAGCCCGGGACTGGCTGACCACCGATGAGCGCAGCATCAACATTCAGGCCTACCTGGGATATGAGGAGATACCAGCGGGGGCGGTAGGAGCTCACATCATCGGCCTCGAAATCAGCCATGAAGCAGCCCGGGTCGTCAACGATGTGGCCTTCGCCCGGGTCGGCTCCCATCTCCAACACTATGCCAATGCGGGCAGTCAGGCCCTCTTCCGGAAACGGTCCTACCAGCGGACCGACCTGGAAAACAATCATGACGATGAGGTCCGGTTCCTCGCCAAACGGTATCTACGAGCCTTCAAAGACGACCGGGCGCGGGTCGACTCGGTGACCATCGACGCCATCGACGACCCCGACCACGACCGGATCCTCTACGACACCCGGTTCGGTGACCTCTGGTCGGTCCTCGTCGACACTCCCTACGGCTGGTCCTATGAGAAACAGGTCCATGTCATGGGTCTCGAACAGCACATCACCGCTGATGATTGGGTCGCCACCTTCCGACTCGACGACGCTCAAACGTTCATCATCCTCGAACCCGCCTACTGGGACACTCAGAACTGGGATGAAGGCTTATGGCAATAGGAGGTAAGTGATGGGATGGGAATCAGAAATAGCGGATGTGGTCACCGGGGAGCCGGTCGAATCCGAATGGGGCAATCAGATCCGGGATCAGATCGTCCATGTCATCCCCACCGCCGCCGGCCTTCCCTCCGACGCTGCTGATGGGGCGGTCTGCTACGCCCAGGACACCGACAAACTGTATCTACGCCGGGTCGGAGCCTGGATCGTCCAAGGGGGCGGCGCTGGAGTCCTCGGCTACGCCCAAGTCACAACAGCACAAACGGTGGGTACTACACCTACCGTTTTGACCGGCCTAACCCTGACCGTCACGGTCCCAGCATCCCGTCGGATCAAAGTGACCGGCAAGATGATTGTGAGTCCCAACGCGGGCGCAGTAATAGCACCGTCGATCTACGCCGACGCCGTCGAAGTGCAAAAGTCGACGACGGTCCTCCAAACCGGCGAATTCATGGGAGTCCACCTCGAAGTCGTGTTGACGCCGACCGCGGGCAATCACACTTACGATCTGAGACTGTCGACCAATAGCGGCCAAGTATCGAACCAGGCCGCTGCCACCTTCCCGTCCTTCATCCTCGTCGAAGACCTCGGACCCGCATAGAAAGGAGCCCTACGTTGGCTGAGAAGAAGAGCACGAAACCCCGTCAGAAGGCACAGCTTTCCCTCGAGGAGACCGCCGACTATCTGGGGATCACACCCGACGAGCTGATGGCCTCCCGCGGTCGGGGTCTCCCACCCGGCAAGGACGGCTACAAGAAGGACGGGATCCTCGTCTGGGACCGCAAGAGCCTGCCGGCGAAGGATGAGGCCGTCGAAGAACAGTGACGAATTTCGCGTTCTTGAACGGTACTCTTACACCGTATGGAACGGTGTCGCTGGTGCCGGTCCGACGATCTCGACCAGGTCGAATACATCGAGGTCGACCTCTTCGGCACTCAACTCCGGGTGATCATCACCTACTGCAACACCTGCGGGAACGCAGAAACCGTCGGGTCGAAAGCGTTGCCCGCTCCCGCCTGAGATGACTCCGCTCGAGACGATGATCGCCATCGGACTCGCCGGATTCGGACTGGGAATGGGTCTCGTCCTCGCCGCTTTCATTGCCCGCACCCTCCGCCGTTACATGGGCGAAGAAGAGATGAAACCGTTCGACCGGAAACGGGACGATGGCGAGTAGCAGCCAGGTCCGCGCCTGGTGGGCCGACTACGAATGCAACCCGGGCCTCCACACCAAGGTCAGCTTCCCCGGAGAAGGCCGCACCTGGAATCTGTCCGTCGCCCGAGAGTCAGCACCCATCTGGAACGCGGTCGCCCAGATCATGGACTCGGAGCCCTACCTGTTCCGAGAATCCGCCGGCGGCACCTACAACTGCCGCCCGCCCAGCCTCCACGCCTACGCCCTCGCCCTCGACCTCAACCCATCAGCCAATCCGATGCGCAACCCGCCCATCTACGACTACCCGGAAAGCTTCATCACCCGGATGGAAGGGATCAGAGCCAACGGCCATCAAGCTCTCCAATGGGGCGGCCGCTGGCCCCCATCCAACCCGCCCGACACCATGCACTGGCAGATCAACGTCCCACCCTGGGACTGTGACCACATTCAATGGGATGCAGGAAACGGAGGCACCATGACCTGGAGCAAAGTAGGAGATCCGATCAACAATCTGACCGACGCCGACGCGGTCCTCGCCTACCAGGGCACCTTCGCCCCCGGCTCGAAGGAAGCCTCCTACAACCCCGGCTCAGATTCGGAGCTCAACGACCGGATCTGGGTCGTCCTCGGACGGATCACCGACTGGTCAATGCAGATCGACCAGCGACTCCGCAAAGGCGGCCTCTGACCTATTCGCAGCCGAGCGACAGGCCATGATCGATAGCCGCCTGGCCGTAGGCGAGCTGCCGCCAGTAGAGGTCCTCGGGATCATCATCAGTGGTCGAGTCGATCCAGAAGTTCGCTTCGGCGACGATGGTGGCACAGTCGGTCATCACTTCGATGAGAGCGACCGGCTCAGGTAGTTCGGCTTCGAGATTCCAGTCGAAGTCACCCTCCTCGTCGCGGTCGAGAAGCTCGTCGTTCAACCAGGTTTCAGTCGGATACCCGTCGGGCAGGTCACCGCGCATGACCACCTGATCGCCGTCGACGTCGATGGACCATTCGACCTGATCGACGGTCGGAACAGTGGAAGTGGTTGCGGTTGATCCGCCGCAGGCTGAGACGGTGATGAGGACCGCCAGCAGGGCTCGTCTAGCTGTCGTTGCCGTTCTCCTGGGAGTCCTGCCAGGTCGTGGTCGCCCAGTACTCCTTGATCTCGTCGCGGAGGACGTCGGGCGCGTAGAACCAGGTCGCTCCGAACTGTCGGGCCTGGTTGCCGGGGAAGTGGTCGTGGTCGCGTTGCCGTTTGAGAGTGGAGACGGACATGCTGAGCAGGTGGACGGCGTCGCGTTCTTTGATGAGGAGACGCCGGTCCAGGGCGACAGAATCTGCCCCACTTCTGCCCCACTTTTCGTGATCTGCCCCACTTTTGCCCACTTCTGGCGAGAGGTCATGAGTGGTCTCTGGTGGTGGCATGGCGTGTCGGAATGTGTAACTACTGTCGGCATAAATGGCAACTTCACCTGGGTGGGCGATACTGGACTTGAACCAGTGGCCTCTCGCGTGTGAGTAGAGAGGTCATACATCGTTTTTCTCCTTTTCTGATATGGCGTTTCTGTTGTCGAGAGGAATGATCTGCCCCACTTTTGCCCCAAGTAGATGAGACGGCGAGAGGTCAAGGCGTCCGACCAGCTGATCCTGGGCTGAGGCGACCCGGTCGGAGATGGCGTCGGTCTGATGGGAGTAGATCCGGGATGTGATCGCCACCGAAGCGTGGCCGGCGTGCTTGGAGACGGTCTCGAGGTCGATGCCAACCTCCCGCAGGGCGGACACGTTGGTATGCCTCAGCCAATGGAATTTGGCTTCGGGCCGGCCGATGGCGGCGACGGCCGGCTTCCAGAACCGATTGCGGAAGTTGCCCGGTCGGAGGACACCACCACCGGGAGCGGGGAACACCCATCCGTCCCGGGAGTGCCGGCCCATATGGTCGATGAGGATCTGGGCCAGCTCGTCGCCGAGGCGGATGACCCGTCCCGGGTTTCCGCCCTTGAGCCACTCTTCGACGTGGACCCGGCCTCCGACTTCAATCACCTTCCGAGAGAAGCTGAGGTCCCGGGTGCGCGGGTTGAAATCGGTGATGGCCAGACCGGCCCATTCCCCGATCCGGGCGCCCGCTCCATACGAGCCGAGCGGGATGAGAGCCCGGTAGCGGGGATCGAAGATGTGCCACAGCTCGGTCAGCTCGCCGGGGTTGAACACCGGCTGAGCGCCGTGATAGCGGTGGGCGCGGGTGACGGTGATGTCGACCAGGTCGACCCGGGCCGGGCTCTCCGAGATCATGCCAAGGCGGATCGCCTCGGTGAGCACCTGGTCGAGACATCTCCGATACTTGTGGACCATCCCCTCGGAGAGGGCTTCGCCGTTGCGGGCGTTCTTATGCGGCTGGCCTTCGAGGACCTTGTCGACCCAGTCCTGAACATCGAGCGGCTGGATCTGATCGACCTTCCAGGAACCCCAATCGGGAATGATCCGCGCCTCGAGGTAAGCCCGGTCCGCGGCCAGGGTCTTGCGGGCCAGGTTCTTACGGACCCGCCGTTTGTACCAGAGCCCGGCCACTTCGGCGACGGTCTGGGCGGGCCGTCTTCGACCTTTTCCGGCTAGTCGACGTTCGTGCTCGGACCAGAGATGAGCGTTCGCTTCTTCGATGGTGTCGTGAGTGAGATCGACCCGGCCCACCGGCGCCGCATAGTTGATCCGTGTGATGGGACGTCCATTCTTGGTGTCGTCCCGAATGATGACCTTGCCGAACGGCGAGAGGTCAAGAGGGGCTTGCTTGCCCATCTTCCCAGCCTTTCTTTTCGCGACCTGTAGTGGTGAGTGGTGCTAAGTCCCAGATAGTAGTGGCACGCCTGAGATTGCGTCTGGCTTAATCTGATCGCATCTGATAGTTCTAGACTCTTGAAGGGTATATCCCCAGATTCATCCACAGAGCCACTACTGAAGGAGGACCCTGTGACGATGATCGAACCCCGGCTGGACACCGACCAAGTCCTGACCGTATCCGAGGTAGCCGCCCGCCTCAAGGTCGTCGAAGAAACAGTCCTCCGACTGCTACGCGCCGGCGACCTGCGCGGATTCAAGGTTGGAGCCGCCTGGCGCGTCTACGAATCGGACCTCGAGGCGTTCATAGCTGCCAATGCCAACTGGTGACTTGAACGGCCGGTGGACATCCGGTGTAGGAGGGAAGCTGACCCGGATGTCGAAAGAGATATGGAAGGGCCGGCAGTTGCTCGGCCCTTCCTGTCTTCCGCACCACTCACAGGCTGGGAAGGAGGACAAGTCTACAGACCACTGATGACACGCTCGAACATTGCGGATCCGCGGACCTCTGAACGGTCGGAAGCGTTGAATCTCACGTCCGCCGATACCGCCCACCAGCGCACGATCATCATCGGGCTTAGGCACTGGTGTGAGCACCACGGTGCTCCATTGGGCAGCCCGCGCCCCCGGTTCTTCACAGGATCAGCGGCAACTCACTCCCAGGGGCGCGGGAGGCCCAGCACACGGAAACACCGGGAAGCCCCGGCTTTGCGGGGCGAACCCGGCGCTCTTAGACAGTGAGGAGACGCATGAGACTCGACGAGCTCCCCGAATCCTGGACACGGAACCCCTACCAGCATGAGTACCCGGAGCATCCCGTCTTCGACGATCCTGGCACCGTCCGGGTCATCGACATACCTGACGTGGTCCGCTACACCGACGACTTGCCGACCCCACCCGTTGAAGACGATGGTGCCAGGTTGAAAGCCAAACCGTGGGATCAGGAGAAGGTCGATGATCTGAGCAAGGCTTTGGACGCCGCGCTCGAAATGCGGGCCGCAGCCGAAGCTTTCGTCGGATGGTTCACCAATGCCCGGCCCCTCCTGGCCGACGACTATGCGGATCTCATCGATGAGGCTGACGCCCGTATCGCCCGGGTCAGACGTCTAGCCGAGCAATGAGCATCGACCTCGGCGTCCAGATGCACGGCCTGGATCCTCGAGACCGACTCCATCTGGACCTCAACGTGACCGGCTCCGGGGAGATCCAAGTGCATACGCCGAAAGGAGCCATGCACTTCGACATCGACGTCGAACGACTCCGACATCTTCTCCTGATGCTCGACTCCATGCTCGAGGACTACGACAAGATCACCCTGGGAGTAGACCGCCTCGACCAGGCCGAGGACACGGTGCCGCTGTGAGCTCGGCTCTGCGTCGTGGTGGGAGTACCCGGAAGTGGCGGCGGCTGCGTGATCTGATCCTGATCCGGGACCGTCACATCTGCGGCTACTGCGGTGCGCCCGCCACGGTGGTGGATCACATCATCTCGAGGGCTGAGTGCAAAAGCCGTGGCATCTATGCGGACCACCCGGTGAACCTGATCGCGGCCTGTTCCGACTGCAACACTTCGAAAGGGGCCTCAATCGGAGATGCCCGAAAAAAGAGGGCCGGATTGGAGGGCCCTTTTTTCAATGGCGGCAGCGCTGGACACCCCCACGCCGTGTCCTCTCTCTCCCCTGAGGCCTCCAGCCCCCAAAACGGGCACTATCTGGTAATACCTGGGAGCAGCGGTGTCGAGCGGGACCGGGCCGGCCTCGAGCTCAGTGATCCGGGCCCATTGGGTCGTGGCGTGACCCGGTAGGGCGGCCTCAATCGGCTGTGAGACACCGCATCCGCCGCCCTCCGGGTCATGCCACCACGAAAACCGCCCGTACAGGCCAACCTCATCGGTCTCCGCAGGTCACAGCATGAGCAAAGTCCGAAGGCCGGCTCCGTCGACTCTGGAACGGGCGGTGATCGCTTCGGCGAAGGATGCGGACTGGATCGTCAAAAGCGATGACGCCTCCTACTGGCTGCTCCGCGACGTGAGCCTGGCCCTGGATGGGGTGAGAAGACAGGCCACCTTGGATGGGATGCTTAGCATTTCACCACGGGATCTGGCCGAGCTCGCCGGTAGAGCTCTGCAACTCCTCAGAGAGCTCGGCCTGACCCCCGCTGCACGTCATCGTATGGGGTTGTGGGATGAGCAAGTCGACGATGCCTTCGCCAACGTTC